GTACCACATGGCAGAATATTACAATAGTAATTATGTTTATCATAGAGATTGGAATGATGATTTACAAATGGCTAGATATGATAGTTGGGGTATTCCTAGACAATACAATCTTGGTAATACACCACTTAATGAAGCATTAATATTTGCTGACAAGTTAGTACCAATGTTTATCAAAAAGTATGGTATTGAGAAGTTTACTTTTATTACACTTACAGATGGTGGCGCTAACTCTACAAGAGGCAAAATTAAAGGTGTTGAAAATCACGATATGTATTCAGATGAGAATTACAGAAAGACACCTATCTACAAAATGGGTAAAAAGTCTCTTATCGGTAGTAGTTATAATCTAACACCAAAAATATTGAAAGCTATTAAACTAAAGTATGGTGCCAATGTTATTGGTTTCTATATTATCAAAAGAGTTAAGAAGTGGGATATCGAAAAGTATATTGACGCTAAAGACTATTATGATAGAGAAAGAAAATATGTGGCTGCTAGAAAGCAGATGACTAAAGATAAAGCATTGGCTGTTAATGCTGATGGTTACAACAAGTTTTTTATCCTAGATGGTAAAAAAATGAAAGTTGAGAACTTTGATATGTCTGAAGCGAGTGTCAAGAAAGGTACTCCGTCAGAATTCAAAAGAATATTTGGTAAAGCAATGCAAGATAGATTGGTTTCCAGAGTTGTTCTTAACAAATTTATCGAAGAGGTTGCATAAAAATGCCAATTAATTTGATAAAAAGTGGGAATCCGTTACCTGGTAACGGAAATAAATGTGAAAAAAAGTGTATTATATGGTTGCCAAATGCAAAAACACCTGTATAATATACCTATATTAAATAATGAAAAAGGACAAAAACACTATGCTAAATACAAAACAAAAAGAATTCATTAACTATGCCGTTAAAAAGTTTGGTTCAAATGAATTATCGACTTCTCAATTAAAAGAAGCAAATGCCAATTTTGGTTGCAAGTATGCGCCACAATGGTTAATCAAGAACTCTGACTACAAAGTTGGTAAGTCAATGTTCAAACTACCTACTGAAAACGAAGTTGTGTCCGGTGAGGCTGAAAAGATTTTGCCTGCCGTTGAACCAGAAAAGACTAATACTGAAGCCGCTTATGTTGTTTCATCATTAGTTGGTAACATTATCCCTAAAAAGGATCCTGTGTTCGTTTCATTTGGTAACTATCCAGATTTAAAATCAATTGTTAAATCTAATATGTTCTATCCTGTATTCATTACAGGTCTGTCTGGTAACGGTAAGACTATGGGTGTGACCCAAGCATGTGCCGAGGCAAAGAAAGAAATGATTAGGGTTAACATTACAATCGAAACAGATGAAGATGACCTTTTAGGTGGTTACAGACTTAAAGATGGTCAAACTGTTTGGCAAAATGGTCCTGTTATTGAGGCGATGGAGAGAGGTGCTATGTTGCTTCTTGACGAAATCGACCTTGCTTCTAACAAGATTATGTGTTTACAACCGATACTTGAAGGTTCAGGTGTCTATGTTAAAAAGATTAACAAGTTTGTAAAACCTGCCAATGGTTTCAATGTTGTTGCTACTGCCAATACAAAAGGTCAAGGTAGTGATGACGGTAAATTTATTGGTACCAATGTTCTTAACGAGGCGTTCCTTGAAAGGTTCCCTATTACTTTTGAACAGAAATATCCTACTGCTACTATTGAGGAGAAAATCCTTATCAATACACTAGGTGCTTCTACAAAAGATGATAAAGAATTTTGTAAGAAGTTGGTAACATGGGCTGATGTAATCAGAAAAACCTACTTTGACGGTGGTGTTGATGAGATTATATCAACTAGAAGATTAGTCCACATCATTCAGGCGTTCAAAATCTTTGGCAAAAAAGTAAAAGCCATTGAAGTTTGTACTAACAGATTTGATGATGACACAAAGAACTCGTTTATGGAGCTGTACACGAAAGTGGACGCTGGTGCTTCTGCTGAACAGATTGCTGAACAGCAGAGACAAGCAGACATAGCTTCACAAACAGGTGAGGGTGATGAATCCTCGGATGACGAAGATGTTATCTAATTCATCAAAACATAGTGTAAGTCCTTGGTGGGGGAGTAGTGTCCCCCACCTTTTTTCTTACACAGAAAGAGGTAAACAATAGTTATGAGTATAACTGTAACCGTTCGAAACGGTAATTTAGAACAAGCAATGCGTGTACTGAAACGAAAGGTACAGAAAGAGGGTATTGTAAAAGAGTTAAGAGAAAGAAGCTTTTATACAAAACCGTCAGAGAAAAAGCGTGAGGCTAAAAAACAAGGTATTAAGAATACCATTAAAAAGCAAAAGAAATTAGAACGGACTAGAGGATTTTAAAAAGTTTCCCATCGCCTGTGCTGATATATAAATATGATGTGGGGCAACTCGTAAGACCCCAGCGATGGAAGGGGTGACGCCAGAATTTGATGAAAATTCTTAATAGTCAGCAGTTGGTGGTCTGCTAATCAAAACCACCACTTATTCGGGCTCATTGGTCTTCGTAGCACTATGGTGATAGGCTTAGTAAGATAAGTTAGTATAATGAGGGTGAGACCTACCTCAGCCCACCAAAATTCTGGAAAGCGAGAGTGGAACAGAATGGAGTTTTTGGCATTTGCGCCTGGTTTTAACCTCTGAAAAACTTAAGCTGCGTGTTAATGTTTTGGTAGTTTTAAACACTAAAAAGAAAAACTACCACTTGAAATATGAGAAATAATAACTATATAAATATAACCGATACGCTCATTAGAGGTATCAAATTATAACTTGCTTAACAAAGGAGATTAATATGACCAATCACAAAGCAATTCATTCAATTTTTACTGGACTAAAACCGTTTACTGTCGGTTTTGATGACATGTTCGAACATTTCGATAGCATGACTAATCATCTACCACACTTGACAGCGAACAACTATCCACCATATAATATAGTAAAGACTGGTTCTTTAACATATAATATAGAAGTAGCATTAGCTGGATATAGTAAGAAAGATGTTTCAGTATCTTTTGAAGATAATATCTTGAAAATCGAAAGCGTAAAGAGTAAAGAAGAAAAAGAAGTTGAAGACAATGATGGTGTTTTACACCAAGGCATTGCTAAGAGAAGCTTCTCTAAATCATTTACTGTTGCTGACGATATTGAAGTTAAAGGTGCAGAATTAAAAGACGGACTTTTAAAGGTATCTTTAGAGAAGATTGTTCCAGACCATAAAAAGGCTAGAACAATTAACATTAAATAAATGTTTTACGATTGGCGTCCTAGGCTTGACAATAGGACGCCTTTCTTATATAATGTACAACATGAACAAATGCGGAATTAGTTTAAAAGTAAAACACTTGGTTTCCAACCAGGAGAAATTTGGGCAGTACAAGTATTCCGCTCCATTTAAATTATGAAGGAGAACTATATAATGAACCTGAGCAAAAACACGGTAAGTGTTCTAAAGAACTTTGCCGATATCAACGAAAACATTTTGTTCAAACCCGGCAAAACTTTGTCGACCATCTCTAATCAAAAGAATGTATTAGCAGAGGCACAAGTCGAAGAAAGTTTTGAACAAGAGTTTGGCATTTACAAACTACCAGATTTTATCAGATGTCTTGAACTATTTGATAAAGCAGATTTACAATTCAATGGTGGCCAAAACCTAACTATCAAAGATAGTGCTGGTAAAGCTAAATTGAAATACATGTTTGCTGATAAATCTGTACTAACATCACCAACCAAAACAATAGCACTACCTGATAAAGAAGTCACATTGTCTTTGAAAAAAGAAGTGTTTGATAAACTTATGAGAGTAGCAGTTACCTTAAATCTACCTGATATTTCAATTGAAGGCGATGGTAAAACAATGCAATTTATCTGTCTTGATAAAAAGGATTCGTCTACCAACGATTACAAAATGGAAATTGGTGCAACAGATAAAGTATTCAAAGCTTACTTCAAGAAAGAAAACTTTAAGTTGATACCTGGTGACTATGATGTTGCTATATCTAAACAAAAGATTTCGCACTTTATTAATAGGTCTATGCCTATTCAATATTGGATTGCAGTAGAACCTGATAGCGAATTTTAATGCATATAGATAGGCCGTTTTCAACACCTATCTTTTATACGCAATTAGAAGACGAAAATCTGTTTGGTATTCAAGAAGAAATAGGTAAATCCTTACAAGGCTACGAGTGGACATTTAATGAAAACTGGCAATCTCATTGGGTTGCAGGTGATTTTGATAGTGATATCATATCAGAGTTGAATTTAGATAAGTTTGCTAAACACCTTGATACACAGATAAGAGTTGTCTGTGATGAGATAAACTTTCCATATGTGGAGTATAAAAGACAATCTTGGTTTACAAAACTAAATCAAAATAACTATGCTCATAAACACAATCATGGTATGTCCGATATATCGGGTGTCTATTACTTCAAAACAAACGGTGAAGAAGATGGTAATATAAAATTTCATACACCAACTATTCAATCATACTCATCTATATTTAAAGAGTATTGTTCCAAACCTTTTTACTATGAACCACATGTCGGCAAAATGTTGATGTTTCCAGGTTTTTTAGAACATAGTGTAGGTACAAATATAAATGATAATGAAAGAATAAGTATGTCATTCAATATTATCTTTAATAAATATATAATATGAAACAAGTGAGGATTAAATTATGTCAGACCATTTATGGGTTGAGAAGTATCGTCCTAAAACCATAGACGATTGTATCCTGTCAGAGGATATAAAAGAAACATTCAAAAGTTTCTTAAAACAAGAAGAACTACCTAATCTGTTATTATCTGGTACTGCCGGTACTGGTAAAACCACAGTTGCAAAAGCATTATGTGAACAATTAGGTGTTGACTATATTGTTATCAACGGTTCAGATGAAGGCCGTCAAATTGATACATTAAGACACAAGATTAAAAACTTTGCGTCTACCGTTTCTCTAACGGCAGAAGCAAACCACAAGGTGGTAATTATAGATGAGGCAGACTATATGAATGCCGAGTCCGTACAACCTGCTTTGAGGAACTTCATTGAGACTTTTTACAAGAATTGTAGGTTTATTTTTACCTGTAATTTCAAGAATAAGATAATAGAACCATTGCATAGTCGGTGTACTGTTGTTGATTTCAGAATTGTAAATGGTCAAAAAGTAAAATCTGCTAAGGCATTATTAAAAAGACTTGGTGATATTCTTACAAAAGAAGAAATCGAGTATGACAATAAAGTATTGGCAGAGTTAATTCAAAAACACTTTCCAGATTTTCGTAGAACTATTAATGAACTTCAAAGGTATTCAGTACGAGGTAAAATTGATAGTGGCATCCTATTCTCTATGTCTGAAACCAGTAGTAAAGAACTGGCAACGGCATTAAAGAACAAAGCATGGAACGATATGAGAAAATGGGTTGTACAAAACCTAGATAAAGAACCTGCTTCTTTATTTAAAAGTGTCTATGAACTATGCAGTAAGTCATTAGAACCTGCCTCGGTTCCACAATCTGTTCTAATCATAGCAGGTTACCAATACAAGGCAGCCTTTGTTGCAGACCAAGAAATCAATTTGATTGCTTGTTTAACAGAGATTATGGCTAGTTGTAAATTTAAAAAGTGATAATAAGCGGGTGTAGCTCAGTAGTAGAGCAATTCGTTGCCAACGAATAGGTCGCAGGTGCGAATCCTGTCACCCGCTCCAAAAAGGATTTGTTATGGAAAAAGGTATTGGTTATCTTTCTTATTGTAAAGACAGAATGAATGAGGGTTATCGTACTCAACAGACCAAAGATGGTAAAGGGTATGAACAGCGAGGTCAAGAACGATTTGTTTTATACTTTGCAAGAACTCATTTAAATGATGTAGAAACCGGTGTATTGTCAAGGTCTTATATGAAAGTAGGACAGGCAATGTATTTAAGTGCCGTGATGAGAACAAGAAACCAACCTGGTACCGATTTCAGATGTTATGCTGAAATAAGAGTACACACACTTCAACAAACCTTTGACGCAGAAGCCCTTGTAAAGAAACTATATAAGGATAGAAGAGTTAAATTAAGTCAGAACCAACAAGAGTTATATGATTTACGAGATGATGAATTATCAGAGGTCGTCTATAATATTGTTAACAAGTTAGGTTTTGAACCAATTGAGGTTAAATTTTATGTATGAATTAAAGGATTATTTAAGAGCAATAAATGAAACAAAAGAACCACTTTTAAATAGTGATGATGTGACATGGGAGAAGAAGTATTCTCCCTATATTATTAACAGGTGTCTATCAATGCATTACGATTGTATAGCAGCTGCTAATGAGATGAATGGGTTCCACTTTCTGGACAAAAAGGTACAATTTGATTTTTATATAAATAGTATCCGTAAGAAAAAGCGATTTGGTGGCAAATGGTTAAATCAAGCCAAGTTGAAAAATATAGAGTATGTTAAGGAGTATTATGGCTATAGTAATGAAAAAGCAAGAGAGGCTCTCACCATACTTTCGGATAAACAAATTGAATTAATAAGAATGTCCTTGGAAAAGGGTGGGAGAAAAAAATGAACGAAGAAGTTATAAGTTGGTCGCTAGATAGTATGTTAGAGGTCACCATTAAACAACCTGACGATTTTCTTAAAGTCAGAGAAACACTAACAAGAATTGGTGTTGCAAGTAGAAAAGATAAAACACTATATCAATCATGTCATATATTACACAAACAAGGTAAATATTACATCACACATTTCAAAGAGTTATTTGCTTTAGATGGCAAGAAGTCAACTCTAGTAGAAAACGATATACAAAGAAGAAATACAATTGCTCTATTATTAGAAGATTGGAACTTAATTGATATCTTAAAGAAAGACGCTGTAGAAAACAAAGCGCCACTATCACAAATTAAAGTTTTACCATTCAAAGAAAAGAAAGAGTGGAATCTAACTGCTAAATATAATATAGGCAAAAAACCAGAAGAGATGAGCGGCGAAAGTGTTAGTACCAAAGTTTAAAGATTTTTTATCGGAAGAAAAGGACCCTAAAGATTTTTTAAGGTTGCTTATCATTACAGATGAGCCAGAGGGTGCCAAAGAATTTCATACTGCCGATAGGTTACAAGAGGAATGTGATAAGTTAAAATATCCACATTACCTTTTCAAACTTACAGGTGGGTACACCACATATAATGATGGTGTCCGTAGATTTCATAATAAAGATGATAAAAAAGGTTTTGAAGTTGGTGCCATGACAGTTGCTATTGTTCGTGGTTCAGTTACCAGAAAAGATAGTTGGTTAGACTTTGTATCAATACTAGAAAGAGCAAATGCAACTCTAGTAAATCCAAGAACTACTATTAATATGTGTGCTGACAAATATAGAACAGCATTAAGACTTGCAGATTATGGTTTAACACAACCTATGACCAAGTTAATTAGTGACCCCGAAAAATCTAACGAACAAGTAGAAGAAGCTGGGTTTAAGTTTCCTCTTATAATGAAAACATTAAGAGGTAGTAAGGGTGTTGGTGTATTATTTGTTGACAGTCCAAAAGGATTAGATAGTATTGTACAGTTAATTCATAAACAAGATGAAGACGCTGACCTACTAATACAAGAATATATTAAAACTGAATATGATGTAAGGGTACATGTATTAGGTGGTGTAGTATTGGCCTCTATGGCAAGACCAGTTA